TGGAACAGATAGTAAGATACTTTATCATTGTCCTCGGTTTGATAATGCAGGGAACGAACAAGGAGGTCTATATTTTGAACCAGGGGAAAAGACTTATCTTGACCTCGGGAATATAGGGGATACACCAATAAATTCATTTAGTATAGATATAGTAGATAGAAAAGATAAACTTGTGAATGGATTAATTGGTGATACAATTGTAATGTTACATATTAGGAAGAAGAAAGTTTAGAAAAATAGTTGATATTTAGTTTTGAAAAATCATTGTTATTTTTTAATCAGAGTAGAAATTTTCTAAACATATATTAAAAATATGAGCGATGTTTTACCAGAAATTGTTAATGACCCTGACCTGATTGTTGAAACAGATGAAGAAGAAGAACTACTCGCACCAGATGTGACAGAAGTAGTCCGTGAGATTGATACGGAAGATGTCTTTGAGAAACCAAAAAAGAAATCCTCTACTACTAAGATAGTACCTGTAAAAAAAGAACCGAAACCAAAAAGGCAGATGTCAGAGGCTCATAAAGCAAAACTTGCATTAGCACGTGAAAAGGCAATCGCAACTCGTCGAGCGAATGCAGCAGAAAAGAAAAAGGTAAAAGATTTAGAAAATAAAGTTAATGAAAAGCAAAAGGTAGAAAAAATAAAGAAATTAGAAGATACATTAAATGATGTACCACCTCCTAAACAAAAAGCAGAAATAGATGAAACCGTTATACAAAAGGCAATTGAAGAAGCATTGACAAGACAAGAGATGGCGAGACAAAAAAGAAAGCAAGCAAAGAAAGATAAGTTAGAAGAAGAAATCGCAAAAGCAAAGGCACAAGAGGCAATACGTCAAGCAGTATATCCTTCTAAACTATATGCAGGAGACCAAGGGTTCGCAAGTAAATATATTTATAATTTCCAATAATATTTTCTTATAATATATTAAATGAGATGTTTAGAATTATTTTCAGGTACTAAATCAGTAGGAAAGGTATGTGATTTAGTTGGAATTGAAACGGTGTCGGTAGATATGATATTACCAGCAGACCACCAATGTGACATAATGGATTTTGATTATAAGATATATCCAAAGGATTATTTTGACATAGTCTGGGCTTCACCGCCCTGCACAGAATATTCTGTTTTAAAGTATTCACATATTGGACGTAAAATCAAAGGTGAAATATTTACAATGGATAAGATAAATGAAAATATGATACAAGCAGATAAATTAGTAGTTAAAACATTAGAGATAATTAATTACTTCAATCCTCATTTATGGTTTATGGAAAATCCAAGGACTGGTAGATTAAAGGATAGAGATATTGTAAAGGATTTACCTTTTTATGATGTAGATTATTGTATGTACTCTGATTGGGGATATAAGAAACCAACGAGAATATGGACTAATAAAAAAGATTTTAATGGTCTTACTTGTAATAAGAAATGTGGTAATATGATTGGTAATCATCATAAAAATAATTTAGGTAATGAACTCCACGCTACTAAATCATTTTGTCAAAAGGATAAATATAGAATACCTCAGGATTTAATATTTTCATTATTATTTGAATAAATAAATATATATCATATAATATAAATGTCTGATTTTCCAGCGATTATTCCCATAAAAGTAGAGAATGACGGAGTAGCAAAAACACATCACCCCCACCTTCCAGAAGTTGGTGTTGGTGTGAAGGGTGCAGGTAAATGTTTATTGATGATTTCCCCGAGACAGACTGGGAAAAGTACTATTATCAGTAATCTTTTCCTCAATGATAATCTATACGGACAAGAGTTCTTTGATGAAGTAGTTGTAATCAGTCCAACAATTAATATGGATAGTACATCACGATTTATGAAGAAAAGATTTACTTGTTATGACCAGTATTCTCCAAGTATTATTCAAGGTATTACGGATAGACAGATGGCGTTTGATGATGAGTCACGACCAGATATTGCAGTAGTATTAGATGATTGTGTTGGTATGTTAGATAAACATATCGCTAATTTAGTGACAAGGTCAAGACATTACAATATTAAGTTATTAGTGATATCAGTTCAGAAGTTTAGAGGCGCCGTCGATCCTATAATAAGAGCTAATGCGACTGACGTTATAGTTGGAAGTCCTTTCCCGAATATGAAGGAACTGACTGCAATTAGTGAAGAATATGGAGATTTATTTAATTCACCGCAGAATTGGTTGAAGTTATATAAACAAAGTACTCCTTCTAAATATGATTTTTGTTATATGAAATTAAGTAATCCACCACTTCTCTATAAGAATTTTGAAAAGATAGTCGCTACTGGCGGACAAAATTATGACCCTGTTACACAAGAAACCGAAGAAAAAAAAATAGAAAAGATTGAATAAAATTATTATATTATTATCATTATACAAAATGGGATTTGATATGTATAATATGTCTAATGCGATTTCACAAGGTAATGCGTTGTCGCAAAGTGTCGCTAATTTAAACGACAGCATAAGAACAACAAATGCAGAGAACGCAAGTATCGCAAAAGGAGCTGTTAAAACTGCAGTAGGAACAGATAAGCAGATTGGATTAATGGCGGGAGTTAAGGACGCTGTATCAGAGTCAGGCGCTCTTGCGAATACAGCAGGCAAAGTTCAAGCATATAAAGATGCAGTAGCGAAACAAGGAACAGGAGGATTTACAGAAGTCCAACCGACCTCTGATGATTTTAAACCAAAGACACCTGCGGAGGGTTCAGGTGAAGCAATTGATGAAACAGTTGAAAGACCATCAGCAGCAATACAGACAAGCGAAGGAACATTAGATGAAGGTAGTGATATTCTCAATAAAGGTAAAGGTATTGTCGCAGGGGCAGATGAAGCAGCAGAAGCAGGGGGAGCAGGGTTGAAGATTGCGGGAGCACTTGGACGTGGTGTCGGTGTTTTAGGAGCATTAGGCACAGCAGGACTTGATATAGATGAAGATTTCAAATCATTTAAAGAAGGTAAAGGTCTTATTGCGGGGGATAATTTAGGTGAAAAGATTGCGAATATCGGCGCTATCGGTGGAGCAGCATTAGATATGTTAGGATTTGTACCTGGTTTTCAGTTGGCGGGAGTTATTGGAGCAGGGTTACAAGCGGCATCAGGAGTTCTTGACGCAGCGAGCACGGGAGTAGCAACAGCATCAAAGGTTGATGCGGATAAGAATACTCCTCCACCTGTCGCACAACAGCAGGTCGCACAGGCTTCATTAGCAGGTTCTTATGCGAATGTAAGAACAAGTTAAATAAGTTAAATTAAAGTATTACATATATTATAAATGAACTTTAAAGAGATTACAAATCATTATCTAAAAATTAAAAAACCTTTGATATGGATTGACAAGGAATGTGATTTTGCGAAAAATAATTTTCCAAGTACTATTACTTTTGATAGGAATATCAAAAAAGATATTTTAGAATATGCATTAACGTTGGATAAAGGTAAATGTATTATAGATGCGGGAGGTCACATTGGAGATGGAGCGGTTGCGTTCGCTCATACTCTCAATGAAATAGGTAGAGGGGATATAGTTGTTTATGCGATTGAACCAGAAAAATATAAATGTGACTATATTCAAAAAATTAAAGAACTAAATACATTAGATAATCTTGTAATAATACAAACAGGTCTTTCAAATAAAGATGGTTCATATAAAAAGAGACAATCTAAATCAATTAATACAGGAGCAACTGTTTTTTTAGAAGGAAATGATTTTAATTTTACTACATTGGATAATCTAAAAAAAGAAGGTAAAATAAATCATAGTGTAGGTATTATACATTATGATTTAGAAGGTATGGAACAAAAAGCCTTAGATGGGTCTTTGAATATATTAAACACGGATAAACCATATCTATCAATTGAAAATCATAAAAGGGCGGGGGGTTTAAAGAATAAAACAGATAATGAAAATTTATATGTTCTTCCTGATGGGTATAAATACAATAAACTGATAAACCAAAATCAAATATACATCTTTAATAAATGATACTTTTGTTAATTTATTTTTTAAAATATTTTTTATATTCATATCTATTATAAACAGATGTCTGAAACTACTGGATTTTTCGTCGCTCAAAATAAGATACCTCTTCAAGAAAGTTATGTCGCAATCCCTTCTCAAAATGGATTGTCATACAACGCACAGAAATTAATTGAATTTTACATTCCCCCGAATGTAGATGCATTTAAACCAAAGAACTCATATTTACAATTTGATTTAGAATTATCGCAAGATACTTCCGCTTCTAACACTCGTCTCCAACTTGATGAACTCATCGGTGGTCAGTGTTTAATTGATACTATCCGTATTCACTCAGGAGACAAGACTGAATTACTTGAAGAAATTAGACACTATCCCGTTCACGTCGCAACTAAATATGCATACCATTCTAATCCAACTCTCAAAGATTTACGCGCTCTTAATGAAGGAGCTGGTATTTGGACTCCCGATTGTCGTGGTACTCGCGGAACTACTAAATCTATTTTGACTAATCACAAGTTCAGTCCATACTATGAGGCTGTCACCGCCGACCCAACTAACGCATCATTCAAGAACTCCTTATATCACAAGTGTAAGTTAAAATTACCTCTCCATACTGGATTATTCCAGAACGACAAGGTAGTTCCCTGTGGATTAATGAATGGTTTATTTGTAACTATTCTTACAAGTGAAAATAAACGTGTTTTCCGTCAATTGGATTCAGTATCCTATGAAAGACGTATTCCATTAAATCCTATTTTCCATAGTGTAGATGCGAATACTGGAACTCCTGCTACTTGGGATAAATCTACTGCATCTAATGTCTTTTATGTAAAACACGACAACAATAACTTTGAAGTCGCTAACTTCCCTTTTGTTGTTGGTGAAACATTTGAATTCGCAAAGGTTACTGATAGGACTAAATCTGTCTTTGATGCTCCTGCTGTAATTAAACAGATTGAAACATTTGGTTCGGGTGCGAATGAATATATAAAGATTACATTACTAAACGCTGTCACACCAACAGTAGATGTGACTAATGCTGCAAACTTCGCGATGTATAGTACTTCGGTAAGAGCGGCGACTTCATACAATCCAACGTATGAAATCTCAAATGCGGAACTTGTTCTCAATCAAATTGATATGGGGGCTCAGGCGAAAGCTGAAGCGCAACGTGATATGCGTGAAGGTAAGATGATGGTATATGATTTCCTTTCCACGCAAGTATATAACTATTCCCAACTTAAAGGTGACCGTGTTGCTAATATCGGTATTCCTGCGAATCATCAAAGGGCGAAGTCAGTTATATGTGTCCCGACTGATGCGAGTGTATATTCAACGAAGGATAGTATCAGTTGTGAAGGAACTTATGAAATTAGTACTGGAACGGATATTGTATTGAACTCCACACAGTCTGGTATTGCTGGAATATCTGATAGACTTACGGAATACTTCTTTTTCTATGATGGACGTAATCAACCTTCATTGAATGTCAAAACGGAAAAGATATCTGCGAAGAACTCTATTGATGCTATACCAATTCTTGAATTAGATAAAGCGTTATCACAGGCGGAGATGCCTGCCCTTGATATGTCAAGATTTAATGAAAACTTCTGTATTGGACGTGCCTTCTCACTTAACAAGGGTGTCTATGATATGCGTGGTAAGGATTGTAGATTGAATATCTTTTACCAAGATACTGCAAACCAACCTGTAAAGGATAAACTATGGTGTAATTTTGTATATCACATTAGAAGGATAAATATTCGTGCTGACAGTATCCAAGTAGAAGTATAATCATTTTTTTTTTTTTAAATTAAACTTTTTGAAAAATAGTCATATAAAATATTATATAACTTTACTTATAAAATGAGTATCATATACAACGAAATACAACCGAGTAATGTAAATTCCACTCAAAAGGTTTCCTACAAAAAGGGAAATCCAATTGTTTCTTTTTTAGTTGGTTCCCAGCCTCACCTGTTAGATGCAGGGAGTGTTCGTATCAGCGGTGACATTGAATTCTTCAAGGACGCAAATGATACTAAACCAACTTCTGCCGACCAACTTGCTATTGATGAAAAACTCGCACTTTACTCTATTTTTGAAAAGGTCACGATTACTTCCCAACGTTCAAGACAGGTAATAGAAACAGTAAATCATTACGGACGTTTCTTATCCACTTACCTCACATACGTCAATTCTAAATCGGATAAATTTTCACACTTAAACGAGATGGCGCTAACTCTTCCAAACTTTGAAACGCAAAAGCGTGAGTTAGTAGATTTCCCCGCAACCGCACACGGTTCTCGTTTCTGCATTCATATTCCAACTGGATTTTTAAGTTCAGGTAATATGATTCCTTTATCTGCGGATTCACTTGGTGGTGTAGAGATTTCCCTAAATCTGGCTCCTGACGCACAGGTATTATACGCACAGAACGGAACGACTACTGGTCTTACTGATGCTTATTACCAACTCTCAAACCTCCGTCTTCATTGTGAATTAGTTGTACCACCGAATCCCCAACAGATGCTTCCATCGCAGGGACAACTAACATACAACGCTATTACTTCCTACTTCAATGTAATTAATTCTGCTAATGCAGTTGTTAATTTCAATCTTGGTACATCAAGAACTCTTGGAGTATTTATGAATATGTGTCCGTCAAAATATCTAAACAATATTGGTTTCAACTCATATGCTACGACATCTCCTTTGAATAAAGACGGCTCACAAGCGGCGATTAAACAGATTATCTTTACAAAGGCGGGAATGCGAATGCCTGTATCTTTTAACATTGATACAAATGTAAAGGAAACTCCAAGTATTAGTACTATTGACCCTCAGGTAGTCACATTTGCACGTAGTAGTATCAAGGCGGGATTGAACCTTCGTAGTGAAGTATCCCCGATTAATACTAACAGATTATATACTGGTGCTGTTCCACCACTCACGGCGGACGGTGGTCCTATGGAATGTATTGGTGTTCCCTTTGACACTACTGGAACTGGTGTTGGTGAAGATTTCAGTACTACACCATTCGGTATTCAAATGGAATGTGATTTGACCTCAGATAGTCCAAATGCACTTTTCCTGTTCGTCCATTCAAGACAAACATTAGTCTTTGGTCCCCAAGGATTACAAGTTATTCAGTAAATCAACGTGAAAAGTTTTTTTTTTAAAATAATTTTTATATTTCATATATCATAAACAAATGTCTGCTATTCAAGAAACTCTCGGTGTCTCTCCTCCTAAAATGGACGCAACTAATGTTCCCGATTTAATTAAAGTCGGTGCTATTCAATCTAATATGTCAATGGATATTACAAGTGACGTGCTCGATCCTATTGTTATTAATCAGAACAACTGTCGTTTCGTATTAACTAACAAGGGTTATTTACACGATGGTTCCCGTATTACTTTATCAGTGAAGGGTAATGCATCAACTACTTCTGGTGCTTTCTTCCCTCTTAATTGCGGGGTTCATTCTCTAATTCGTCGTGCGACCTTATCCATTGGTGGTAATACTATTAGTGAAACGGACGATTACAATCACTTCAAGACCTTTGAAAGTATTTTCCTTTCCAATGAAATCAATAGAGACCGTGAAGCGTATATGTCTGGTCGCCAGATTGCACACGAATTCAATTACAACAATACTGCTGGTAGTCAGTCTAACACGTCTGCACAAACTTACGGACTTGGTAATAAACTTGAATATTCTGGAACTAATCTTGATGGAGATGAAGTCCTTGATATTAATAACAAACCTGTATTTTCCGTGACCCTTGCGGAACTTTTCCCTTTTATGAAGGGATTAAATCTTCCATTATTCGCAATGAAACAAGAGGTCGTCATTGATTTAGTATGGGAACCACAGGTTGGCGGTCGTGTATCAGTGAATTCTAACAATTCTAAAATTGGTTCAGAGATAGAGATTGATACGAATGAAGTAAAACTTGTTGCTGATTACATTTTCTATGATGGTGAAATTATGTCACAACAGTTGGCGGCGTACAACTCTCGTCCGACTAACTTTTCATACAATGATTACAGACTAACAAAGACAACTCTTAGTGTTACTGACGCTCAGAACTCTGTTCGTAATCTTGGTGGTGCTGGACGTCTTGTAACACGTGTTATGTCATTTATTAATGATGACAACCGAACTGAAAGATTTATCTGTAATAAATATTCTGCTGTTGCTCCTGCGAAGGATTATGCTTCTGCTACTAAAAAGAATGATACTCTTACTATGAATATCCGTATGAATGACTTTTTTGTATTCCCGATTGATTTATCTAACTCGGCGGTCTTATTTGATAAGACGTCTCGGGCTATGAGTAGTCTTCCATTCGTAACTCGTGAAGAATATGCAGGTGAAGGTAATACTATTACCAGTGGTTCATACGAACAAAACGTTCAGAACAGTTCTCGTGGTATTACATCTAATTTCTTTTTCCAAGCGTACAGACTTCCAGTTGGTCGCGTCAATGCACGTGGATTAGAACTGACTACGAAACTGGATTCACTACCTGCTCTGGCTTCAGGTAAATCATACACTCAAAGAACCTATATTGAAGTATCTAAGGTTGCTGTTCTCCAAAATGGTTTCCTAACCGCAGGATTTAATTAAATAATACTAATTTCCTTTTTTTATATTTATATTTTATAATGTCTTCACAACCAGTTCAAACAGAACCCTATGTGGATTTAAAATTATTGGAATGTTCCCGTAAGAGGTCGGTAGATGTTTCAGGTGGAAATGATAGTAATAATGCAATATTTATGAATAAAGTTGAAGAGGGTTTAATGTTAAACCCTGGTGATAAAGTTTCAGTGCATTCCGCTGTAATATCAGAGATTGGAGCGGGAAGTGATACAATAGAATTAAAAGGGGATTTACTGGAACGTATAAGAATAGAACATATAATTAGAGAAACTCCTTATAATGTAAATAATGAATATTTAGATGATGGATATCCTGATGTATTAAATACTTATGACGCTGTAAGAATAGATAGAATAACAGAAACACGTAATTTATATGATAATAATGTATGGTTACGTATGGAATATTACAAAGCGACAAATGGAGAAAATTGTTTTTCATTACCAAGAAGGTTCGGCGCATTGTCTAATAAAGGAGCGTATGATTTTAATGATAGTCGTATGTCAGGCGCAACCGTTCAACAACCTCGTAATGGAGCGATAGTGGAAACTGATTACAGTAGAGACCGTAACGCTTCTTCAAGATGGAACAAAATATGGTTAGATAATCACGAATTATTAAAAATAAGACAAGATGGAACTAAATTCACTTTATTTACAAGGTCGGGAGTAACGTGGTATAATCCTGATACAACAACTCCAAGTGTTCCTTCATTGACTACGTTTTGTAATGGGAATGGTAGTATAGACCCTGCGGTCGCTACATATTATTTATACAGAGAAAGTAAAGAAGTATCTATACCAGAAGGAAGACGTAGCGCTGATTTTATCGCAGAAACATTTACAAACTCATTACAAAATGCATCAGCATTACAAAAATATTATCAATGGATTACACCTCATACAAATCCTTCAATAGCAACAAATTATCAGGGACAAGGTGTATTGGGAGCAGTATATAAAACAGATACATATAAACCTTTTAATTGTGCGAACAGCACATTTGAGAGTGGCGCTTGGGCGGACGCGAACGCTTATTCACATAGTTCAGGAGCTGCACCTACATTACCAGTTCTTGATTGGATAAATAGTTTTCAAAATGTATGTTTCAAAAGACCTGATTTTGTAGAAAGTGGAAGAGAAGATTTTGGTAATGGTTTCTTTTATGGTGGTAGTCATTACAAAAGGGTCAGTAAAGTAAGTAGTGATAGTTATGATGATTTTGGAACAATGAGAATATCATTTGATGTTCCATACGCTCAGGAAACGTGTGAAAATATGGCGAAATGGATTAAAACCCAAGAACTATATCCTGAATTTTGGGATTTTAGAAATGCAAGTAGTGTATATAATGATAGAAATTTTACAGAAACCCGAGGTGTTGATATGTATTTAACAGTTGGTTCAGGTAATAATAATTTTGTATTAGAAGTGATGGCGGCAGGTCCCTTGAAGATGTCTGTTCCTTATGGAGAAAGAACAATGACAATCACAAATACAAAATTCACACCGAATACTGTAACTATAACTGGTATAGAGGATTTAAATAGTGTATCACAAAGAATAACAATAGATGGAGTAACAAACGCAACTATCGCAGCAGGAACAGTATTATTAGTGAAACAAGTTGATGTATTACCTCAGTTGTCAAGTGATAATTCAAGGTTTTTTCATTTAGATATGGTACAAGCGTATGAAGATGGTAATAAAGCGACGGCTTCAGATAGGAAGGAATTTGGCTCAGACCAAAATGCGAGTACAGCAACATCAGCGACTGCATTAAAATACAATACACCTTCACAACCTTTATTTTGTACTTATATCAAAGACCAAGAAGATACATTTTTTGAAAGTCCTGTTTATAATGATGAAAGCAAGAAATTAACTTACGGAATATTTTTGAAGGATAGTAGTGGAAATATTCAAATCACAATGGAAGGAGTTGGTGGTGTTCCTTTAAAATATTATAACAACTATGGATTTTTTATAGGAGGCACTGAGGCTGTCGGTAATGCGTCTTATGGATTGGATAAATACCGAAGACATATTGGATACGACCCTCACTTCACTGCATACGGGAACGCAGCGGTTGGACTATATACACCAAGTGCGAGCGGAACAACTGAAAAGGAAAATAATTTACAAATTGGATTCGTAACACAAAATGATTTAGGAGCAGGTAAGGCGCTCGCAAATCTTTTTGACAGAGGTAGGGTAATCAATCAAGTATATTTAGGTTCATCAAATCCTAAATTAGTATATGACAGTGTAAAAGATAGATTTGGTTTCAGTGATTTTTATACTCCTGAATATTTAGGAAATAATGGAGGAGCAGGTAGTGATGCACAAACTAATCCTGTAAGAGATGGTAAGGCATTAGTCTATAAAATTAATAAAAGAACATTAAGACAAAATTATTGTCCTGGTATGAACCCTTATCCTGAAAAAGCGCAAGTATATGTAAAAGATACGGCAGGCACTAAATCATCAGCGGCATTGAAAGTAGATTTACCGAATAGAAATATTTATCCTTTTTCAATTATGGATTGTCAATCAGGTATATCGGTTCAAAGTTTCGGTATTCCCGAAGATAAATGGAATGATAGTCTTTTAGGAATATTAGGATTTACATATAATCAATTACAAAGTCCTGTGAGTGCGAGTAATACAACACAAACGAGGGTGAATACATTTAATTCAAAAACATTAAATAAGGTCACAACACAGGCGATAGTGAAAGCGGAAGATACACTCATATTTAATATGAATATATGGGGAGCGGAGATGTATAATCCAAATGTCGCAACAGCTCAGATATTACATAATGCGAGTGCACACGAGTTTTATCAGTATTATCCTCCTATTATAGTAGATAGTGATAGTCTTGTTATTACAGCAGAAGGAGTACCGAGACAGATGTTAAATCCTTTTTATACTATAAGAAGTGATATTGTAGATGACGCATCATATTTTGGGAGTTTGGATAGTGGAGAAAAATTACCTGTTGTATCACACGTATTAAAACAAACTGACGGTGGAGATTTCTTTTATAGTAGTGATAGTTCATTACAATTTACAGTGACAAGGGCAAAACCATTAAGCACAATTACAACTGCAATATGTGACCCTGATGGCTCATTCGCAAGGGTTGATGATAATAGTGCGATTATTTATAAAGTTCAGAGAAATTCTCAATTACCGATTGATTTAATAGCATCAATGTTTGGAAATCAAAATAAAAAATAAAAATATTATCCTAATATAAATGGAAGAAATTATAGACCAAATCACTGCATTACAAGAAGAATTAGAAGACATCAAGTATTCTCTTGAAGTCCAAGAACCTAAAAAGTCTGTATGTGAAATATGGAAGGATAATTTTTTATGTTTTATAAATAAAAATATTAAACAATTGTAAAATGGAACAGATGTTCGCGGAAGATGTAGAGGAAATAGTAAATGTATTAAAATCTCATAAAAAAACAGACCTGATAACTAAATTAAGAATTCATTTTGAATATCTGCTCGATGCAGATTATGAGCCTCCTAAAAGGGTAAAAAAAGAAAGATATAGTGATAGTGAGGGTTCAGCGGAGGAAGAAGATATAGGATATACTACGGAGGACGAACAAGGGTTTTTAAGTCTTGCGTGATTTCCTACGAGGTGCGATGAGGATATGGTCTTCCTTATCAATTAAATTAAGTCTCAATAGACTAAATAAAGACATTTGAAATGCATAGTGGTCTTCGGTAGGTATTTTTTTACCTTGTTTTTTTTTATTATAAATCATATCACAATAGTTTTTGGAGTATAGTACAAGGTCTTTGATATTATGGTTTTTTCTTAAACTTGTTTCAATGAATAATTGAGCTTCACATAAGTAGTCATCATAAGAATATTTCCCTGATGGTAGAGAAGATACAAGTAAGTCTTCCCAATATAATACAATACTACCGTTCTTTCCAACTTTAATCATCTTATGGTATAGTA